ATTCAACATCGTGATATTGAAGAGCAATCAATGGGATCGCCGACTGGGCATTCTCACAAAACGAAAATCTGAGTGGGTAGAACGTTTCACCAGAGTAAGTAGATTTAGAGTACGTTTGGTTCATAACAGTTGGTGCGAGAGTCGCAGAAAACTCATAATCTTGTTCATCAATGACTTGTCCACCAATGAGAAGTTCAACCTTAGAAATTCTAGCGTCCCAGTTAGTAAGGTTACCACCTCTATTAGCGATGTAGACATACCCGACCATGTCGCCTTTTCTTTCAAACCTGACGGTCGACATACCGTTCGCGGTTGGGTTGCCCTGGATAACCTGTTTCTCAACAGTTTGGGCGAAATTTGTGTGACGTTTGTAGTTGGACCTGAAAAAAGAAACTTCAGGTTGGCCGACGAGATGCGCATCTTGGGCACCTACGGCAACGAGTTGGGCAATACCTCCAGACATATTTTATATTATACTAAGGTTTTATTTTTTTAACCTAGGCAAATCCAATCGCATTCATATAAATATTTCCATATAAATTCGATAAGGTCATAAGTGCATGTTTGTCTTGGGTAATTGAAACATCGGTCGTCATCGCATAAAAATTTACATTCGTCAACTCTTTCGAAATATTTATATCACCTCCACTCGCGAGTATAGGCACGACAATTTGTGCACCCGTTATAAGATTTGAGAATACAAGATTTGAAACATCAGTTGTTGAAACGACGAGTGGTGCTGTACCATATGACTTTTCTCTCGCATCAATTGTTATGGTCCCGGAAGAGATCGTTGCAGAAATATCCGTGTTTGTCAACTTTATGTTTTGGGAAGTCGTGTTCCCTGATATTGTAATGTTACTCGCATCAACGTTCCCTGATGTAACGAGACCACCTAATGTAAGAACATTTGCGGTTACATTTGCACCTGTGTTAACACTCACGACATCATCTAATGCAAAAGGTGATGCAGCAACATTTAAATTTCCTATAGTAATGGAATCTGCTGAAACATTACCTGAAACTGTGAGTACATTAGACCCGTACGTGTTTACTGTAAGATTTGCAGATGCCGCTGATGGACCAATTGCTACATTTGCACCTTCCTCGATTATGTTAGCAAGTGATGAACCACCCTGTCCCCCAGAATCGTATATTTCACCTGTTGCTGTGTTGAACGATAAAACGTTATTCGAAGGTGATGCGTGATTTGGGTCAAGTTTTATCGCGTTCGTTACTTTCAAAGATGCTACTGCACCCGCCGAAGATTTAAGTAAAACATCACCGGTATAATCGATTTGTTTCGTAGCTGCAATGTCAATATCACCCGCGGATGTTAAACCCGTGGTCGCGTTATTAAATGCGATCGTATGTGTCGTCGTTGCACCTCCAGTCGTAATCGCCTGTAAAGTCGAAGAAACGTCTGCCCATTCAACTGCTGAAGCCGTACTTTTAAGAAACTTACCATCATCTACCCCTAATTTTGCTAATGTCGTTGCACCCGTGGCATAGAGTAAATCACCCGCCGTGTACGACGCGATGTTTGTACCCCCATGATCAACGTCGAGAACACCCGTAGTTATGTTTTCCGCATCGAGTTCTGTAATAGCCGAACCATCACCATGTAAAGTACCCGCGGTCATTTTACCTGTCGTCGTGACGTTACCCGAGAGGACGTTACCCCAAATGTTTGCAGTAATGTATCCATCAGATGTTGCATTTGTAGGAACTATATCTGAATCATCTGGATCACTTAGTGTATATGCAATTGTATACTCTTTTTGAACACCTCTATAACCAGCCGCAATATTTGCGGTTGGGCGTGTCATGATTATACCCATATCTATGTTGTCCATGGCATTTGCGTTACCTATTTCTATAATAGGATCACTAATAGTGTGTATAGCACTGTCCTGGAACGTCGCACCACCTTGTGCGTGAAATCTACCTGTAACGTATAGGCCTGTAGACACAACTATGTTACTAGTTGTGGTATCATAACTTAATGGACTGTCAATGAGCTCATGGTCATTATTCGCATACGGTATTTTACCTGAAGTCAGAGTTGTACTTTTAAATATAGAAGCTGTAACGTTACCCGTAGCAACTACGTTACCCGAAGCTGTTAAAGATGTTACACCATTTGTAAATGAAACTTCATCAGATGTTGTTGCTCCACCCGTTGTTATTGCTTGTAAAGTTGAAGAAACGTCGTCCCATTCCACTCCAGAATCATTACTTCTAAGGAATTTTTTAGTAGCATCTGTATTATAAGGTGGGAGTTTAGCTAACGCAGTTCCAGACGCTGGACCTAATAACAATTCGTTTTGTGCAATTGAAGTTAAACCGGTACCACCCTTGGCAAGTAAAACTTGTGAACTCAATTTATCGGGGTCTAAGTTTGTAATAGCCGAACCATCACCAGTTATGGTTGTAGCAGAAACGTTATCGGCAATGACATTAGCGGTTACTGTAATTACATTTACGTTATTACCTACAATATTACTCGATACCGTCCCCGCAGTAACAGCGTCAACTTCTAATGAACTAACTTCTAGTTTATTTGTTTTTACATAATTGGATACATTTACATTACCCGTAACATTTAATACATCTGCCGCGGTATCTTCTACATATAAATTAGAACCAACATCTAACCTACCATCGATGATTACATTACTATATGCCTTGAGTGATGTTGTTGGATTTGTAAGGTGGATTGTATTTGATGTAACATTACTTTTATCTGTAACAGTTTGTAAAGTTATATTTGAAAGGAGACCACCGTCGCCTATATAGTTTTGTGCGCTAACATTACCTACCGTTTCGAGTGCATATATAGATTCTGTAGGTACATTCAAACGAAGTTGTCCTTCATTACCCAAACTTAATGCATGCGTGGGTGAAGTATTTGCTATACCTATATTATCTGCGTGAAGTGTACCCGTCTTAATAGTTCCCGAAACTTGAATTTTGTTTGTTGAATTTTCATCTATAAAAACACTTGTTCCAGAAAAAAAACGATTAGCGCGTACATTACCTTCAACTTTTATGGCTTCTGAACCTGAATTGGACATGAAAATCCTATCACCGACAGATAACATATGGGTAGGAGACGTATTTGAAATACCAACATTTGAACCGTGATCGGTCGTAAACGCAGTTGTTATATTCGCAAAGTGTGGTATACTATTTGAAACAACATTACCTTGGGCAGCTGCACTATCTAAAGTAACACCACCTAGAAGGGATGTAGGAACACTCGAATCAACAATTTCTTTTGTTAATGAGGAATAACCGACGAGATTAGAACCCGCTAATTCAGCAACACGGAGTGGGGCCATATATATAGAACCCTCGTTGACTGCATTAATAACAGAATTTGAAGCATTAAAAACAACTGTGTTTTCAGCCTGGTCATCCGTAGCATGTTTACCAAACCGGATTTTGGTAGACCGCTCGATGGTCGGTAAGTTTTTAACCATTTAATATAAGTATGTATTTTAATTTGCATAGATAAGACCAGCCATACCATTTTCAATACGAAGTATATTGTAGTTGACTGCGTATATAGGATCACTAATGATCATGGATTGACTGACTATCTTTGCAGAATCTAATCGACTAAAATTGAGCGTTCCTGTCGGCTGGAGTGAACTCGTCGATAAGCAAAAACAGTATAAGAAAAAATCGGGGGACGTAACAAAATTTGTATGATAATAGTTCATAACGTCTATAAAGTGTGGTTTCGCCCATTTAAAATTACCTATATCTAAACCGTTTATTTCAACCTTTATTCTATTGGTTGTTGACGTTAATGCCCCTTCGGTCGTTGTATCCGAAGATGCAAGATACTTGACTGGATGATTAAATGTCAATTCCTGTGAAAGTTCATTTGAAGGAATACTTTTTTGAACCTGTGTAATAATTAAATTATGGTTACGCGAAACGAGGTTACCGCGTTCTTCGTTATCGAGGTAATAATAGTTTGAATAACACTCAAAATTATAGTTACCCGCATTTGGTCCCCAATGTATACGTAATTCGACGTTATGGTAATGTAAAGCCACAATGGGTAAAGCGCATTGTGCACCCTCACAAAAGAAGAATCTAAATGGATAGAAATAAGAGCGAGCACTTACACCTGGGTGTGTACCATTCGCACTTTTTGAAACGTTTGTTGCAAACGTATCGATTGCTATTTTTTCGGTAAAAATAGCATCTTGTGTATCAATAACTTGTCCACCGATAAGAAGTTCAACTTTATCTATGAGTGTATCCCACCTCTGGATATCAAGCGCCTGTGTATTATTATCAATTGTTAGATATGTATACCCTAACATATCACCTGTTCGATCAAAACGAATAGATGACATAGAATTCGCTTTCACATCTCCCTGAATAGTTTGTTTTTCAACGGATTGTGAAAAGTTAGAATGTCGTTTAAACGTTGACGTAAAAAAAGATATTTCTGGTTCGCCCATAATGTGTTCGTCTTGAGCACCAATTGCTATAAGTTGAACAATACCAGATGACATTTATAATAAGAAAAGGTTAAAAATACAAGTGCACGACGCCCTGAAATAATTAATAGGATACGTTTCTTCTCTTACACACAAATTTAAAAATAAAAATTGCATCCCCACATGCGGCTGTGGTACCATCTTGTTTATCTAAATTAAAAGTTAACCTATCGAGTTTACGAATTGGGTTATAATATTGTTGAATAATTGGGTATTCATTTCTGAAGAATACCGCTTTTTTAGCACTACTTGCGGCGTGTAGTGTGTGTTCACATATAATCGTACCAAAAACACCGTTAAGGTGATTATCATCAGCGTCTTCAAGGTCCTTTTTTCCACGTTGTGAAAAATTGGTTTTAAGTTGTTCTATACCGATGTGTATACACCTTTGATCATCATCACTCGTGTTAATACTCGCAGCAAGTAATTGCACCTGGACAACATTTTCTAGGGGTTTTGGTAAATGAAGTGTAAATTCTGTGTTATCTGAACCATGATCCAAGTTATCAAGAATGACGGTATGGTGTTCATATTCGAAATCGGGTAAAGTGGATTGACTAGTCACTAAAGCCATTTATATATACTGGAGATTTTACTTCATCTTATACCCCGCTTGTTCTCGAACAAGTTTTTGGCCGTCACATACACCACCTTTACTGTCGGAATAGTATGCATCACCCAAACATTCTTGAGTCGATGGGATATCGAAGAGCGAACCCGTATTGACGGTTTCGATTTCGACATCTTTACCCTGGTATCCGCTGGTACGGAACATTGTGAGAACACACAATACTGCGATGATGATGACGATAGCTTTGATCGTGTTTCTGTTGGTGGCGTTAAGTTTCATTTATATTGAATCAACATTTTTTATAAAGTGCGTTAAAGAGATTAGAATAGTTTCAATATAAAGAGTAATAGTAATGGACGGT